GCGAGAAGAAGTACGGCCCCATCAAGTTCATGGACGTCAACACTCTCGAAGAAGCCATGGAAGAGCTTGTCGACCTTGGCAACTATGCACTGTACACCTACATGAAAGTCTACGTGCTGAACCAGCAGCTGCAGAAGCTCCTGCCGAAAGAGGGCCACGAACCCCTGGGTGCTGCCTCCTTCATGCGGAGTGGCGAATGAAAGTAGCGCTGATTCCACCGAACGGCATGGCCAACTATGCTATGCATGGTTCCATGCTAATGTGTCTTGCACACCTGATTACTAACCAGGCGTACGCAGACTACACTGCAACGATGTTTCGACTAAGTGGTAAGATGTTTACCATCTTGGACAACGGCGCTAACGAGAATCAACAACTAGGCAACTTCGAATTGTCTGATACAACTAAGCGCCTTCATACCAGCGAGCTGGTACTTCCAGACGTACTCTACAAGGCTGAAGAGACTTTTGACGCGGTGATGGAGTACATGGTGAACCATACGTCGTCGTCGACAATTAACAACATGGCAGTCGTTCAGGGTGTAGAGGATGTCGAACTTCACAAGCTTGTACATCGCTACGCAGAAGTGTACAAGATCACTACGCTTGGATTACCTCGTCTCCTGCTTATGGCTACAGGAAACAAATCCATTCGAATTGATCTAGCTAACTGGATTGAGAATCACTATCCAGGACGTTTCGAACTTCACTTCCTAGGTGCATCATCCCAATGGGTAAGGGAACCCTACTACGCGACCAAGTACGCCCCGCACGTACGATCCATCGATACTTCGTTGCCGTTCAACTACGGCTTGCAGGGTGAAATGATCGACCTATGTACGCGTTCGATTGACCGTCCATTCGACTACTTTGCAATCGAACGTACAATGACGGAGCGTACGACCATCATGCACAACATTCAGGTCTATCGGTATTGGTGTACAGGTAAGGCTGGCAACTGATGAACAGACGGCACCCACTTGCGAACTGTGAAGAGTGCCCTCTGAACGATCCTGACAACGCATTCGTGCCGAGTCAAATACCTGCGCGACCGAAAGTGATTGTTGTAGGCGAAGCACCGGGATACCGAGAAGCTGCGGGGGGCCGGCCTTTCGTCGGCCCTTCGGGGCAGCTCATCAAAACAGTTCTCAAGAACTATGGGTGGAAGCCTAGCGAAGTAGGGTTTACTAATGCTTGCCTTTGTAGGCCGCCTGGTAATGCGACACCTCCTAAAGCGGCAGTTAATTGTTGTCGACCACGTCTCATGGTCGAACTTGCGTCGTCCGGAGCCGACAGTATCCTTGCACTTGGAGGGACAGCAGCGTCTGCGACACTGGACGATAATCGTGGAATTACCTCTCTCCGCGTCGGACCGCCTAAGACACCCACTCAATCTCTCCTGGGCTCAACAGTACTACGCGTCATACCTACCTGGCATCCTGCGTACTGCCTACGAAGCGCAGATAACTTTCCAGCGCTAGTCACTGACGTAGGTAAGCTGCGAGAGTCAACCAAGCCTCCGTGGAAGCCGCCGACCTTCGCGGTCGTTGACACTGAAGAAGAAGCACTCATTGCTATCCATGCTCTTATCGATGGCGACTACGATAGACTTGTCGTAGACATTGAAACAGGTCTCGACAAGGACGTATCCTTTGACCACCCTAACAACTTCGATTTGCTTTGCGTTGGTTTAGGGTACGCGAAGGGTAGAGCAGTTGTTATTGGCGAGGAAGCCTGTAAGTCCCCTGCGGTGCTTGGATGGTTGAAGAGGCTCCTCCTCAAAGTTAGGATCATTGCACACAATGGTAAATTTGACCTTTCAGGTCTGTTCCCTAAGCTGGGTGCTCTTAAACTCTGGTTTGACACTATGCTGGCGCATTACTCACTCGATGAACGAACTGGCGCGCCAATTCACGGACTAAAGGTTCTAGCTGTTGAGGAGTTAGGAGCACCTGACTATGCCCTTGAGATCAGCACATACGTGTCGGGTGGCAGAAGTTACGCCAATATTCCTAGGCCGCTACTCTACAAGTACAACGCTTATGACCTTGGTTGCACTTGGGACTTGTATGAATTGTTCTCAGAGCGTATGGATCGCAACGACGTTCGACGAGTGCATGACCACATGGTCAGAGCATCTAACGAACTCATGTATCTGGAACTCAACGGGATTACTGTTGATCGTGAATATGCCCGGGTACTGCAAGGTGATTACCAGGAGCGGCTCGCTGCGATCGAGGCTGCTCTCGGAGCACTCGTATACTCTCCCACATCGAGTACGGATCCGAGCCTGGTAAAGCCAGGTTACTTCAATCCACGTTCACCCAAACAGGTAAAGGAGTTCCTATACAGTCAAGGTATTCGTACCGAAAGTACGGATATCGATCACCTCACAGTGATCATGAGGCGCATCAAGCGTGATAGTAAGGCAGGCCAGTTCATCACCAAACTGCTCGAGTACCGCTTTGAACAGAAGCGCTTCTCGACATATGTGATGGGCATCCAGAAGCGTCTGTACCGCGGTCGAGTCTACACCACCTACATGCTACACGGTACTACCTCTGGACGTCTTTCTAGTCGCAATCCGAACCTGCAGAACATTACTCGTGACAAGCCCATTCGACGCCAGTTCATTCCTGCATCGCCTGACAACGTCTTGATGCAGTGCCTCGTACCCGGTACACGCCTTCTAATGCGCGACGCGACTTGGCGTAACGTGGAAGACATTCTACCAGGTGAAGAGCTAGTAGGCTTCGAAGAAGATCATATCGAAAATATGATACCCAGCACTGCTACAAAGACTTCGCGTGTGATGAAGCACTGCTACAAAGTTACTCTTGCAAACGGTACTGAAATCGTATGTAGTGAAGACCACAAGTGGGTCGTAGCACTCTATGGACGTACTACGCAGGAATGGCGAACGACAAAAGAGCTCGCTAGCATGCGAAGTACAAAGACAACGTTTAGACTCTTTGCAGAGCCTTGGGAAGTAGATGAAAGTCGTAATGGCGGTTATATTGCAGGCTTCCTAGATGGTGAAGCAAGTGTGGATGGAAGACGTCTTACGTGGGGACAGAACGATGGCCTTGTTGCATCTAAAGTGTTCGACACCCTGACCAAAGCAGGGTTCGAAGTATCTAAGTACGAATATGATAAGGCCTGTAAGTACTATTATGTAGCAGGTAATAGGGGTGCGCTGCGGGCTCTAGGAACGTATCGACCTCTAAGGCTTATGCACAAAGTAGAACCGTTGCTCTTCGGTGCCAAGAAGCAAACACCTATTAGTCTGGTTAGCATCGAATACGTAGGCGAACGAGAAGTTGTAGCACTAGAGACAAGTTCGCATACCTTCATTGCAGAAGGATTCTTGTCACACAACTGTGACTACAAGAACGTCGAAGCACGCGTCATGACGACGATGGCGCAAGATGAATACCTTCGCGAGCTGCTCAGTAATCCTGATCCGAACTACAAGTTCTTCAACGAGCTCTCCGACGAACTGTACGGCGTAGGGAAGTGGGATAAGAACGACTACGTACGAACGAAGGCATACTTCTATGGCATCGGATACGGTAGGCAGCCTTACTCCATTGCTATGGAGCACAACATACCTGTCAGTGAGGCAACAAAGAGGTACAATGCTTTCACAGGACTTATACCTGGAATCGTTGCTTGGCAAGCGGCGACTAGGAAGAAGGTACTCGCAGGAGAAGACCTGGTTACTCCCTTCGGGCGAAAGCGTCGATTCCACCTCATTACTGAGGAGAACCGAGACAACGTCCTCAATGAGGCCTTGTCTCACCTGCCACAGTCTACGGCCTCTGACATCTGCCTTTCTTCTCTCATCCGTCTGCGTCCGATGCTGCGAGGTATTGGCTGGATTCGACTCACGCTACACGATGCACTCGTGGTTGAGACGCCCCGTAAAAACCTCGAGACATGTCGTGATATGATGAAGACCGTCATGGAAGAGGAAGGTGCTAAGTACACCGACTACGTTCCCTTCCCAGTAGACTTTTCTGTCGGCGACAATTGGGGTGACCTGTGATCTACTATATCATCATGTGGATAATCCTTGACGCCATACTAGCCTTTGCAGGATACAAGTTCTGGCGTGGGGGAGGATGGCAGTAATGCCTAGAGGCACAACTAGTAAGGATGGTGATACGTTTGTCAATGCCAACGGTTACCATCACACAAAGGTCGAAGGCAGGTGGCGACCTACGGCGCACATCATCGCAGAAGAGAAGTTAGGTCGACCTCTCGATCCCAAGACCGATCAGGTACGCTTTGCCGACGGCGATCGATACAACCTCGACAAGGACAACATCGTCGTGCAGCTGAAGCGTGACAAGCGTTCTCGCGAGGCAAAGATTGCGATGTTGCAATCCCGAATCGCAGAGCTAGAAGCTGAGCTCAAGCTTCTTATAGAAGAGCAGTTAGACTGAGTCTAACCTACCTCTAACCGATGACTTAGCTGAAGCTACAGAGTTCTACGGGTAGCTTGACCAGAGCTGTTAGAATTAGTTAGACAGAGAGGGACCCTTTTATGGTAGAGAGCTCCACAGGGCGTGGGTGACATAGATGAAGAGTGGCCTGAAGAATGGGTCGCCTTCGTAGGACCATGCACTTGTAAACATGAAGAGGACGAGCACGGTTGGGGATCTTGCGATGTCGAAGACTGTACATGTAAGGCGGGTTGGGAAGAGTGAAGAGGATAGTCTACGTACAAGGAACGTACGTTGAATTTACACGGTACTGTCGAGAGAAGCAGGTTAATCCGCATAAGCAGGTCTTCATACATAGCCTGCAAGATATTAGAGGGCTCTGCCTATGTGAAGATTGTTGCGAGATCGTTTGGGGTACAACAGGGCCTCCACTTGATCAGGAAATCATGGAGACCATTGTACAATACATAGCGATGGGACACTTCGGTGGATAAGATAATGGCAGTTGACCCAGGTGGCGATACTGGAGTCGCGATCTTTCATCCGCAAACGAAGATTTGGACTACGTACGAGATGGCTTACGAACCGATCGTACTGTATGAGTTCTTCCTGGAGGAACAGCGCGACTTTGAAGTTACAGTCATCTGCGAACGCTTCGACTATCGACCTGTAGGCAAGTACAACTTCGGCGGCTCGCGTGCTATTCCCAAGGTTGATCTAACGCCGCGTGAGGTTATCGGCATCCTCAAGCTGTCATGTGCTTACTTTTTCAACGAGATCATCTGGCAGGCTCCTGGAGATGTCAACGGTGACGATGGTAAGAAGACTGATAACCCATCAGTCTTCTGGACTGACGAGAAAGTCAAGAAGCTCGGTCTGTATAAGCCTGGACATGTTCACGAGATGGATGCAGTTAAGCACATCCTGTACTACCGTGCGTTCACTCGCTGCGAACATACCTTATTCCACGCACTGAAATTCGAGGAAGCGTTCGGAGAGAACGAATTCAAGGAGGTGATGACGTGACCGATTGGATTGCGTTCAAGCTGATCGTAGCGGCGCTCGTTGCAGTGCTGCTCGGTACGATGCTGATCGTCTTCGGGATGCAACAGGCACAAGTACATCCGTATAAGCCTTCACCCAGTAGGGTAGTGCCGCACACTTATGACTACCCGCCGAGTCAGTAGACAGAGAGCAAGGGCACGGCAACCGAGGGAGTGGCTGTCGTGCCCTTGCGGTCTAGATGTGTTGTACTTGAAGACTGCTACTCGCCGTCGCAGCTTGTGTACTATTGGATGTATTGTCTCGTTGCGTACTGCTATTGCCTTGGCCAGCTGCAACGCTAGCTAGGATGTTATCAGAATGCACTACCGAGATGATCGAATCAGAAAAGTCGCCATTGTCAACGTCGGCGCGACTGTAGCGAACGTTGAGTTCGCCAAACCGTTCGCCTGTCGTAATAGACAATGTGAACAACGACTGAGGCAGACCAATGCCTGAGATGCTTACGTTGCCAAAGCGTTCGGTCGAGCCAATGCCTGTAGGACTGAGTGTAACAGCACCTACAGTTATTGAGATGTTCCCGAATCGCTCTGTGCTTGGAATGCCTGTAGCAGTGATGAGCGATGCTCCCACTTGTACAGTTACATTACCAAACTGTTCACCACTGTTAATAGCAACAGTCGTAACAGTTACAGATCCTGGAACAATCGTAGGACTGCCAAACTGTTCCGAACTGTTAATGCCGAGTGGCTGAACGGTAACTGCGCCGACAGTTACCGTGGCACTACCAAAGCGTTCCTCTGTGCGAATGCCTTGTACTGTGAGTGAAGTAGTTGTTGCAACGGTTGGACTACCGAACAACTCCCCTGTGGTGATCGCAACAGGAGAGATAGTCGCGCTGGTCGTAATGCTAACGTTGCCGAACTGTTCGTTGCTAGTGATGCTTTGTGCAACAACAGAAGACGCACCCACACTTACTAGTGGGCTACCGAACTGCTCTCCGCTGGTAATAGCAAGAGGACTTACAGTAACAGGTCCAGGCGCTACAGCAACGCTACCGAATTGTTCATTGCTAACAATGCCCGCTGGAACGATACTAACAACAGTCTGTGCAATAACACTTCCGAACTGCTCTGCAGTACCTATAGCTAGTACGCTAACGGTTTGCGTTACAGTTGTATTGCCA